AAGAGTACCGCTATCAAGCGGTTTTTTCTGTTGTAACAAGACAATTTATGGAGGAATAACAAAACATGGCAGAAGCAAATACAAATAAAGCCAAAAACGTTTCAACAAGCAGTCCTAAAGTGACAGGCGCTGTTTACTACGCTCCGCTTGGAACATCACTACCAACAGACGCAAAGACTGCTTTAGATGCCGCTTTTAAAGGCGTTGGGTACATCTCTGAAGATGGTTTAACACGTTCACAATCACGAAGCTCTAATGACATTAAAGAATGGGGCGGTGGTGTAGTAGCAACTGTTCAAACGGAGTATAAAGAATCATTTAAATTCAAGATGATTGAAACGCTTAACGACATTGTACAGAAGGCTGTATACGGTGATAAAAATGTTGAAGGCAAGTTAGACGGAGCATCTACATCAATGACTGTTAAACATAATGCATTAGAACCAGTTGCTAACGCATGGGTAATCGATACAGTAATGCTGGATGGAACGCTATCTCGTATCGTTGTGCCTAATGCGAAGATTACAGAACTCGGTGATTTGGCATACAAGAAAGATACTGCAATCGGATATGATGTAACACTTAGCGCAATGCTCGATGCTAATGGAAACACATCATACGATTACTATCAAGCGCCAACTGCATAGGAGGATTAAACAATGAAGGGTAAGACAAAAACAGGGTTAGAAATCGAAATTAAAGATAGTGCATTAGATAACTGGGAATTAGTTGAATTATGGGGAGAAGCGGATAAAGGAAATACCACTGCTCTTATCTCAGCTATGAAGATTCTGCTAGGTGAGGAGGGATACGGTGCTTTTAAAGAACATGTACGCTCTCTATCAGATGATGGTGTGGTGCACGCTACCAAGATGAGTGAAGAATTATCGAGCTTCATGACCTCGATTAATAACGGAAAAAACTAATAGCCCTTGTCGAAATAGTTAATAAATATGGTGATGAGTTGACCTGCGATTTAGCAGAGACTTATCACCTTTTTAACTATAAGGACCTTTCACCAACAAAGGTGGCAGTTCTTGTATTCGGCTTAGGGGCAAAATCAAGAATATATAAGAAAATGCAAGGCATCCAAGAAATCTCTGACTATTTATTGCTTCCAAGCATACATGATCGCCTATCTGAGATTGAGTATTTTTTGATACGAAACAGAAACGGCAATATGGAGATGCCGACCAGATTAGTAGATCTAGTTTTAGGTCGTAAAGAAGAAATGGGTTCAAAAAAGGATACTTGCAAAACATATATGTCAGTAGATGACTTTAATAAGTCTAGATATGGAGGTGCATAATGGAGAGCGGAATTGAATTGGCGAGCGCCTATGTGCGACTTATTCCGACTACAGAAGGAATAGGGAATGCTATTTCTGAAGCTTTAGGAAAAGAAACACCAAAAGCTGGCGAAAGTGCCGGAAGAAATACAGGAAAATCATTCCTAGGCTCATTTACAAATGCAATGAGTGGAATTAGCCAATCACTTAAACCTATTGGAGACGAGATGACTAAGAGTCTGACACTTCCAATTGCGGGGCTTGCAACTGCGTCTATGGCAGCTTGGAAACAAGTTGATGATGGTATGGATACAGTCATCCAAAAAACTGGAGCTACAGGACAGGCATTGGAAGCCATGCAGACCTCTGTTAAAAACATTGCAACATCACTTCCTGTAACATTCCAAGATGCTGGGACTGCTATCGGTGAGGTTAACACACGATTTGGTGTTACAGGGGAACAATTAGAGGATATCTCCACAAAATTTTTAAAGTTTGCAAAGATAAACGGTGTTGATGTTAATCAATCAATAGATCAGGTACAGAAAGCAATTTCAGCATTTGGTTTATCAACTAATGATGCTGGTGCATTTTTGGATACGTTAAATAAAGTTGGCCAAGATACAGGCGTAAGTATGGATGTATTGGAATCTGGATTAATTTCAAATTCTACAGCATTACGTGGTATGGGTTTAAATGCCGCATCTTCCGCTACATTATTAGGAAATCTCGAAAAATCTGGCATTGATGTATCGACTGCTATGATGGGTCTTAAAAAGGTACAAGCAAGCGCAATGTCTGAAGGAATCAGCATGCAAGATGCCTTTGTTAAAGCACTATCTTCTACAGATGGTGCAATTTCTGTATTTGGTGCAAAGGCTGGCCCACAGTTATATGCTGCTTTCCAAAATGGAGCATTATCGGCAGATATGTTTACAGATTCGAGTGTATCGCTAGAAGATGCATTAGGTTCTGTAAGCAATACATTTGATGCAACATTAGACCCAGCAGACCAATGGCAGACAGTTTTAAATAACTTGATGCAATTAGGATATGAAGTCGCTGAAGCGGTCATGCCTTCAATCCAAACGGCTGTTGACGCAATCATTCCGGCAATTAAAGATTTAGCTGATGGTTGGTCTAATTTAGATCCTGGTATGCAACAAGCAATCATAGCAGGTGCTGGAGTTCTAGCAGTTTTAGGTCCTGTTATTTCTATTATTTCTGGCATCACGGGCTCAATTGGTAAATTATCTAGTGGAATATCGATGTTATTAGGACATCCTATTTTATTAGCAATTGGTGCAATTATCGCAGGATTAGTTCTGCTTTATCAGAATAACGAGGATTTTAGAAACTTCGTTAATGAAGCATGGAAGAATATTCAAGAAGTAGTTGGTGGTGTTATAGATGCGATTGCTGGCTTTTGGACTAGCACATTACAGCCTACCTTACAAGCAATAGGTGATTTTGCACAAAATACATTGTGGCCAATTATTCAGGTTATTTTTATGGCTGTTGGGGAAGTCGTTCAAGCAGTCTTTAGTTTAATTGCTGGCTCATGGCAAAATATTCTTTTGCCTGCATTTACAGCAATCGGAGCATTTCTTAGTAATGTGTTAATGCCAGTTTTTAGCACAGTGTTTAATGGAATTGTGACGGTTGTATCAGCAGTTTTTAGCGCTATTTCAGATTTTTGGAATGGTGTTTTAAAACCAGTGTTCACAGCAATTGGTGATGCGGCAGAATGGCTAATCGATGCAGTAAAAGGACCGCTGACAACAATTCAAGATACTTTTACAAATGTCTTTGATGGAATCAAATCATCTGTTTCTCCGATTGTTGATTGGCTGAAGGGAATCTTTAATTTTAATTGGAGTCTTCCACATATCGATTTGCCACATTTTAATATTTCTGGAGAATTTTCTTTAGTGCCACCAAAAGTTCCACATCTTAGCGTTGATTGGTTTGATAGAGCTACAAAGAATCCGCGTATTTTAGATGGTGCAACTATCTTTGGTGCTAGTGGCAATAAGCTATTAGGTGGTGGCGAAACTGCAAGAGAAGTCATTATGTCTGAAAACTATCTCAAGAATTTATTAACAGATGGAGATAACTCAAGCTCAAAACGCTCAATTACTATTAATCAAAATAACTATAGCCCTAAAGAACTTAGCCCTTTAGAAACTTATAGACAACTTAAGAGGGCATTACTGGAGACAATCTAATATGGGATATAAATATTTAATTATTGAATCTAATGGAAAGACGCTAGACTTCAGGAATACCAATCGGTTCATTCTATGCGATCCAGTTGATGGATTAAATCCTGTTAGTGCTGAATTTAGTTCATCTAAAGGTGCTAATTATGACGGCGAAAGAATGACAAGCGCTAGATTATCGATAAGAACACTAACGCTAAGGGTTAAAGTGCTAGAGCCTGTTGATGGAAATAGACATGCTCTGCACTCTTTCTTTATGTCTAAAAAGAAAGTAAGGGTATATTACTACAGTCCTAGTTTGAACGCGTATATCGATGGATTTGTAGAAGGCGTAAGTGATCAACAGTTTTATAGAGATGATATGGTAGTGATTTCGATTCGCTGTTTCTCTCCATATTTTGTTGAAACTTCAAAATCCATAACATCGTACAATACGGTAAGTTATGGATTCCATTTTCCATTTAGTATTACTGTGCCAGTTCCATTTGGTAGTTTATCAAGTACAGACCACCAATCCGTTCTGAACAAAGGCACTGAAGATGTTGGATGTACTATCCACATCAAAGCAATTGGTGGAGATGTTATAAATCCAGTTATCTACAATCAGACTACGGATAAAAGGATGCATATCAAAGCAACAATCAACAGTAATGATGAGCTCTTAATTAAAACGGCTGTAGGTGAAAAGAGCATCTTCTATATAGATGATATAGCGTTAGATAAAACGAATATGAGTGATAATCTTGATAGAAACAGTGATTGGATTATGTTGGTATCTGGAGATAATATCATCTATGTGAATGCTGAATCAGGAGTGAATTACATGCAGGTAATTGTTGAAAACGAAACACTATATAATGGGGTTTAATATGATTATTAACATTACAGAAAATAACGGCTTAAAACTGTTAGGTGTTGTTGATAATTACTCTAGTCTGATTTGGAC